GAGGTTATCTATTCGTGTAAGCTGACTAACAAGGCTCTCTGGAAAGATATTATGAATATCGGTACGGATGCACGAGGTAAGCCTAAGCGTAGACCGCAGATGTCTCTGGTAGAATTTAAGGATGCACTAAAGCGTTGCTTCAAGCGGTCCTATAAGACCAAGGCTATGCAGTGTCCGTCATGTCAGGGTAGGGGATCATTCTATAAAACCAAGAAAAGCGGAGAACGGTTTAAGAATCCAACCAAGTGTTCCGGTTGTGAGGGGTCCGGGTGTATCTATACAGATACCAAGCAACGTGCCGGTCTGAATGTATCTCCCTCAGTTGCCTTGGCAGCATCGGGTGGGTTCAAGACTGACAAGATCACTCTGACATCTCTATTAAACAAGACAGATAATCCAGAGGCTAAGAAGTTTCTTGAGTCTATCATCCGACTGTCTGCTATTGATACGTATCGCTCCTCATTTATTGAAGGGATCAAGAAAGGTATAAAGAGTGACGGTCTTCTTCATGCTAACTTTAATCAGTGCATTACTGCTACTGGCCGTTTAAGTAGTAGCAATCCTAACCTACAGAACTTTCCTAAAGGTAAACTGTTCCCGGTTCGTAAGGCATTCGTTAGCCGGTTCGATGGTGGTCAGCTTATCGAGATCGATTACTCTCAGCTAGAGTTCCGGGTGGCTGGTATCCTTGCCCGAGATCCTATGATCAAACAGGAAGTCGAGTCAGGGTTTGACGTACATGCTTACACCGCTAAGGTCTTGACTGATAACGGTGAGCCTACAGAACGTGGTCCTGCTAAGGCATCGACATTCCGTCCGCTGTATGGCGGTACAACAGGTACACCGGCACAGATGGCTTACTTCCGGGAGTTCTTTGATAAGTATCAAGGAGTATTTCAATGGCATATTGAATTACAGAATCAGGCTATCCGTACTGAACGGGTTGTCACAGCAACAGGTAGGCAGTTTGACTTTCCTGGCGTACATAGAACACGACATGGTACTGCCAGTGCCAAGACTCAGATCGTCAATTACCCTGTTCAGTCTGTAGCTACGGCAGAGATAGTACCGCTGGGTGTTATCATCCTGCATAAAACCCTAATACGTATGCAACTTAAAAGCCTAGTTATCAACACGGTGCATGATAGTGTGTTGGTCGATACACACCCTGACGAGATTGATATCATTAAGGAGGTTGGACCACAATGTCTGCTTGATGCACAACAGGAAACGACTGATCGATTCGGTCTAGATCCTTACATACCTCTGGCTGTTGAGATGTCTAAGGGAAAAAACTGGATGGAGCAACAAGATTTCTCTTGACTTTTTAAAATTAGCCTGCTAAGAATAGGACATATTAACTATGGAGTTCCCTATGGAAGATGAAGTTCTGATTGTAACAGTTGATATTACCTCTAGCTATAACGATGGTGTTGATACAAAACATGTTTTGGTCAGCCAATCATACCCGGCGGATACAACTTGGCACGACATTCTGTCTCAATGTATCCGTTCTCTAAACTCTTACGGGTTTATTATTAAGAATCAGACTATCTCGGTAGATAGAGATGGTTACGTTGACTAACAGTATTAAGTTACTAAGTAGTTTTATACAACAAAGGTACTAACATATGAACGATCTAGTGGTAATCGATAACACAGGCGATTTCACTCAGCTATACACGGCTACTAATCCTGCTGGACCTAACATCGCCCGTCTTCGTATTAACAGGGATTCATCTGTTGAGGGTTCAGATGGCAGCCTACTGACTGTACCTGCACCATCACTTGCTCTGAGCGATATGGATGGATCAGATAGTTACTCTAACGACTGCTATATCCGGGTTTACCTGGATACAATGCAGACTGCTGTGTTCGACTCGGATAAAGAAGAATACACGAACATGTCTTCGCATTTCCGGGACTTTAGCAAGCCTGCTATTGATTGGCTTGGTGGTGATAAGTGCGGTTGGGTTCCTTCCAAAGTGCGTGAGAAACTTAGGACAGAAGATCCTACGGCTTATGCTGCTGCCAGTAAGGTCAAACTATACCGGCATGTCTACGGTACTGTCCGTATGGTCAATGCTGTCAATCCAGAGACAGGAGATACCAAGGATGTAGACAACGTACCATTCCGGCTACGTCTTGGTCCGTCTAACTTCATGGAAGTTGGTAGTGTGATCGGCGGTATTCTTAAGCAAGGTATTAATCCTGGTTCCGTCGAACTTAAGATTGACTACGAACTTAAAAAGCGTGGTTCTAACAAGTGGTTTAATCTTAAGTACAAACCTATTATGACTAACATCATTGAACTTGATAGTGACTACGGTATGCTTCTGTCTGATTTTGCTGAACTGGTTAAGTACGAGAACAATCAGATCATGGAGAAGATGCGGGAAAATGCTAGTGGTATCGTTGACGAGTTCGACGATGTACTAGAGGCATAAGTGGATGCTTAGTTCCAAGCATCCTTTACAGGAAAAGATCGACGGGTTCCTTAGCGGGAACCCGGAGATCCCTCAAGAGATACTGGATGAAACTGCGGAACAGTTTGCAGATAAACTAAAAAGGTTTAACGAGACTCGTGGACCTAAGACAGGTCTTCCATCTTTATCTCAGATAGGTAAACCATTCTGTCAGTTACATGCTGAGAAGATTGGTATGGATAAGATCCCTGAGTTGCCTAGTTTCAGGATCAGGATGACTTACGGGGATATGACTGAGGTTCTGGCTGTTGCTATCCTAAAGTCTGCCGGAATAAATATCGTATCTCTCAATACCAAAACTAAACTTACTACGTCTTCTGGTGATCTTAACGGGGAGTACGACGTAATCATTAATATGGATGGGCAACTATCCATGTGGGATATTAAGAGTGCTTCCAAGTTTGCGTTTGATCGTAAGTTCTCTTCTTATAAGAAACTAAAAGAGGATGACTCATTCGGTTACATCGATCAACTGTGGGGCTATACATTAGCAGAACGTGCTAATTATCCTGACATAAAAGTTGGTGGCTGGATTGTAATCAACAAAGAAACTGGAGAGATGTTAGTCTGTCCTGCTGATCCAGAAGATGAAGATGAATACTATAAGAAGATCAAGAATACAATTGAACAATATAAAGAAGCTAATGACTTTAATTTTAGAAAAGGTTTCTCAGACGTAGAGGAAACATTCTATAAGAAACCTACAGGTAATAGAAAGTTAGGCTTCACCTGTTCATATTGTAACTTTAAGTATTCGTGTTGGGAAAACTTAGAGTACCGACCTAGAGCAAAGTCGAAATCAAAAGATGCCTACGAATACTACACGTTCTACAAAGAAGAAGATATCCGTAGCGTCGGCTAAAGCTAAAGGTCGTAGGCTACAGCAATGGGTTAGAGACTTCTTGAGGGAAAACCTGTCAGGGGTAGAGGATGACGATATCACTTCTACTCCTGGCGGGGTTAATGGTCCTGATATTGGCCTTAGTCCTCTGGCCCGTCGTGCATTCCCCTGGACCGTTGAATGTAAAGCCAGAGCACGAGTCGGGTTGTACGATGCCTTAGAACAGGCTGAGTCTAACCTGATTGACAATACCAGACCAGTAGCTATATATAAGCAAGACCGCAAAGAACCAATAGCAGTCTTATACGCCAAAGATTTCTTGGAGTTAACCGCATGTCAGAAGAAGCCAAAAAAGACATGAGTTTCCCTATTAAGGTTCCCAACAACACGTTTGGGATCTTTGTGTCTTGTGAACCTGGATCACAGAACATTATGTTGCAATCATATGCGTTCGTAGATGACTCGATAAGAGACACAAAAGAATATGATGCTATGGCTGTTATGTCCACTCAGATCATTGAGGTTATCAGTCAGATTATTGATTCATTCGTTGAGGAAGTAGACGACGACTTTACTAAGACTGATTTCACTGACGGGGATCAGCTTGGGCTACCATTTCCTAAACTTAATACGTCGAATTAACATGGAACGCTGTAAGATTATTCTTGAAGCCAAAGATCTTATCACGAGTGATCGAGCTAAGGACTATGGGGATGCTCATCAGAATTTCTTAAACATTTCTAAAGGTTGGTCGGTTATCTTCGGTGTTAATGTAACACCTGAGAAAGTAGCACTGGCTATGGATTGGTTGAAGACTTGTAGACTTATTAACAGCCCGGAACATGTAGATAGCTGGATTGATAAGGTAGGTTATTCCGCATTAGGCGGGGAAGTTGCTATCAGAGAGGATTAAGCAAATGATTATGATTGATGAGATTGCTAAACTAGAAGAAGAGATCGAACAGCGTAAAGCTAAGATTAAGTCTATCAAAGAGGACGGTCGAAGCGAGATGCTGAGTACTATTGCAGATGCACGCGAGGAATATCGTGAGGCAGCAACCAAACTAAGCGGTCTGATCGCTGAGTACCAAAAGATGTACCCGGCTTCTCTATCTTTTACGTATCCTGATCTTCTACGAGGCACAAAGTTTCGGCTATGAAGTCTAGGGTACAAATCTTATTAGAGATTGATTCAGAAGCTACCTGGATTCCCTCGGATGGTGCGTCCGGTGTAGCCGACGAATTAGAAGATATGATTACGGATGCCTTAGAACAGTGCATCGACGGATTAACAGTTAATAAAATTAGGGTGATGGTTAATGAGTAGTTTTAAATCTAATGCTAATCCGATGTTCCGATCACGGTTCTCGGAGGATATCTTTAATCTTAAGTATTCCCATCCCGGCGCAGATACTTGGGAGGAACTAGCACATACTTTGGTTGAGGATGTATGTGGTGATCTGCGTAGTGTTGAGCGAGACCTGATCACTAAGGATGAAAAGGCACAGCTTAAGAAGTATATCCGGGATCTTAAGTTTGTTCCTGGCGGTCGCTATCTGTACTATGCTGGTCGGAAGAATCGATACTATAACAATTGCTTCCTTCTTAAAGCTGAGGAAGATACTCGTGAGGATTGGGCTAACCTTTCATGGAAGTCAGAGTCATGCCTGATGACCGGTGGTGGTATCGGGGTTGACTATAGTGTCTATCGCCAATCCGGTCGTATCTTGCAAGGTACAGGCGGGGTAGCATCTGGTCCTATCCCTAAGATGCAGATGATCAATGAGATCGGTCGCCGGGTTATGCAAGGTGGTTCACGCCGGTCTGCTATCTATGCTTCCCTGAACTGGGAACATGGTGATGTCAACGACTTCCTAACCGCTAAGGACTGGGACCAGATGCCGGTAGGTAATACAGGTCTCTCGTTGAAGCAGATCAAAGAGCAAGACTTTAACTTCCATGCACCACTAGATATGACTAATATCAGCGTCAATTATAATACGGATTGGCTGCTTAAGTATTGGGAAACCGGTGATGTAGGAGAGGTATTCAAACAGAATGTCCGTCAGGCTTTGCGTACTGCGGAACCTGGGTTCTCTTTTAACTTCTTTGAAGACGAGAACGATACACTTCGGAACGCATGCACAGAGGTGGTTAGTGCTGATGATAGTGATGTCTGTAATCTGGGTAGTATTAACCTGGGGCGGATTGAATCTGTAAATGAGTTCAGCGATATTGTTGAGCTTGCAACTAAGTTCCTGATCTGTGGTACGCTCCGTGCTGACCTACCTTATGCCAAGGTCTATGAGACTCGAGAAAAGAATCGTCGCCTTGGTCTAGGTCTTATGGGTCTACATGAGTGGCTGATCCAACGCGGATATAGTTATGAAGTAACTCCTGAACTGCACCGCTGGCTATCTATCTACAAAGGTGTATCTGATAAAGTATCAAAGGAATTTGCTGATAGTCTATCAGTGTCACGGCCTGTAGCTAATCGGGCTATTGCACCGACAGGTTCTATTGGTATCCTGGCCGGTACGACAACAGGTGTTGAGCCACTATTCGCTGTTGCTTATAAGCGCCGGTATCTGACTAACGGTACTAAGTGGAAGTATCAGTATGTTGTTGATAGTGCAGCACAGGAACTTATTGATATTTATGGAGCCAATCCTGAGAATATTGAGAGTGCTCTTGGTCTTGCTGATAACTATGAACAACGTATCAAATTCCAGGCTGACGTACAGGACTATGTGGATATGTCCATTAGTTCCACGATCAACCTCCCACAGTGGGGGTCAAAGCTAAACAATGAAGACACAGTTGATAAGTTTGCTAACACGCTTGCCAAGTACGCTCACAGGTTACGCGGTTTTACTTGTTATCCTGATGGGGCTAGGGGTGGTCAGCCTCTTACTGTTGTACCATATCGTGAAGCATTAAATAAACTAGGTACAGAGTTTGAGGAACATCTTGAGACTCACGATATCTGTGACATCTCTCAAACAGGAGGCAGTTGCGGTGTCTAAGAAACCAAGGACCACGCCTAAAGATGCTTTCGAGAACGGTAAGATCGGGTTTAAAAAAGACCTGGATAATCCGTTTCATCCGAAGTCCGATCTATATAAAGAATGGAGCAGAGGATATAATCGAGAGTATTTTGATAACCTGAAACGATTGACTGGTTCAGGTAGTGGTCGTTGAGCACCAAGACTTAGGTGCGGGAGAGGGTAAGGTATGTTCCAAGTGTGATACATATCTCCCTCTTTCTGCTTATTCGATGCACTCTGGCGGAAACTTTCTTCGACCAGAATGCCGTAAGTGTAATGAAGAATTAAGGGTGGTTAGAAGGAAACTAAGGAAGGTCTACGGTATGCCTCCTGAACATTATGTATGTCCTATCTGTAACCAAAACGCAGAACAGGTAAAAGGCAAAGGCAATACTAAGAATGGTCCGTGGGTTATTGATCACTGCCATGAGACCGGAGAGTTCAGAGGATGGCTTTGTCACAAATGTAATAGAGCCCTTGGGGGATTTGATGATAATAAACAGATCCTTCAGCGGGCTATAGATTATCTAAGTAGCAGAACTAATTTCAACCGGGTAGACGAGATTTGGCGATGAAGGTAGAGAAGATTGACCATATGGGGTCGGACCTTAGGGTAGTTAATGCGGCTAAGGTTAGCCATAATAAGGAATCTGATTGGGATCTACAGGTATCTAATGACAATACGTACACCAAGCAGGTTCTTAAAGATCGTGACAAGAGACTGATTAACTATCTGGCAAGGTATAACCACTGGACTCCGAGCGGCCACTGTCAGGTAACACTTAGAGAGACTGTACCGATCTTTGTAGCACGGGAGAGGTTCAGGCATACAGTTGGGTTTGTCTATAACGAAGTATCCAGGCGCTACGTAAGTGATATTCCTGAAATCTGGCGACCTGAGGTATGGCGTAGTAAACCAGAAGGGTCTATCAAGCAAGGTTCCGGTGATCAGTTTGATGATCAAAACTGGGCGGACGATATCTATCTGGAAGCAACAGTCCACGCCAAGAAAGCATACGACAGTCTGATCCTTGCCGGTGTAGCACCAGAACAGGCCAGGGCTGTTTTACCTCAATCAATGTACACCAGTTATTATGTAACTGGGTCTTTAGCCGCATGGGCTAGGTTCTATAATCTTCGCGCTGCACCGGATGCACAACACGAGATCCAGGAACTAGCAGAAATGGTAGGTGAGATTATCCGACCGTTATTCCCGGTATCATGGGAGGCATTGACAATTGTTACGTAATATGTTAGGTGTCGGTATGTTATGCTTAATGCTGACAGCAACACCGTCTAAGGCTGATCCACCTGCGGATTGTATAGATATCAAATCCGCTGAAAGTACTCTGATGGCGAGGTATAGAGAGAGTAAGATCTTTGTTGGTGCATCAGAGAAAGGTCACCTGATCGTGATCTATTATAATCAGGCCAACGGATCGTACAGTATTGGGTTTGTACATCCAGAACACCCTGATCATATCTGTCCAGAGGATGTAGGTACAGCGGTATATAAACTGGATAAGTATCGAAAAGCAGACGGCCCATAAACAAACAATAACCCCCGGAAGGAATCAGCCAACCGGGGGTTTATTTTATGCTTAGTTATGTATGTTTGACCTAACGCTTTGTAAATCCACTACCGAAGTATAGGCCGGTGATAGCAGCGACTAGGTTTGTATCAAGAGGTGTAATAACCAGACCTTGGAATGATACCCATTCGGTGGCTTTCTCTGGCCCGA